CATTGGAAGGCGATGACCCCCCACAGAACTAGCGATATCGTCTGCGAGACAGGCGAATCTAGAATATCCTTCCATGCTCATGCTAGAGTAGAAGAGGGAAGAGTTACCCTGTTTTCCTAAGTTATTGATTTTATTCACTTTTTTCAAACTTGTGTTTGGACCCCATTTGCGGGATAATATCTGTAATGGTTAAGGAGAGTGATATGTCTAACTTTGTAGTGAATACCCCTGTGAGCGCGTACCCTTGTCAAGTGGAGTTCGACCGATACTTCCTGAGCGGAACTCTCGAAGGCACCACCCAAACTGACAAGATGGGTTTCATGTCATGGGACGATGCCTGCACTTGGGCGGGACTCGCGACTCAGAATGTGGACGTGGATTACGTGGTGCTTGAAATGCGTGATCTGAAGACTGGTAACAAGGAGAACTTCTAATGACCGATCAAATGAATGAAGCACTGGATAACCTCGTAGACTGGATCGTTGACGACTATGCTCGTCGTGCGCGACCTAATCCAGAGGACAGAAGTCAAGTTGACCTGTTCCACGCTGGCATCGACTTTGAAGAAGGGCGAAAGTACATCAAGGTGACCAAGAAGTTGGGCAACCAAACGATGGTTTGGGGTTTCATCGTCAAGGAAGACGAACCAGAGAAGGATGGCAAGGCGAACTTCAAGGCAGGAGATATTCTCAAGCCAGCAGGTTGGTCGGCACCAGCGCGCAACAAACCGCGTGGCAACATCCTTCAGGGTGACTTCTCATGGGTACGCTGGACTGGTCCAGAGTACCTGTAATGAAGAAGAAGGAGTATTACAAAGACCTTTTACTCTTGGGGTATGGGATAATCGCCTATGCCCTATTTTGCTCTGAAATACAATTCCCAGAACGCTCGCCAAAAAAGGAGTGTTCTGCGATATTGGTTAATGCCCCCTATCACATGAGGTGTGTTGAATGAAATTTTTGTATTTTGATTCTGCTTTCAGCAAAGAAAAAATAGTTGACTTTGCACCATCAGATAGTATAGAATATCCTAATTCTATTGTGGCGATCAAGGAAGGTCCGTTGTATATTGACGGAAAGTCTTTTAAGTCTGCGTTGATGGTTGATGACAACGATGTCCCGAAAATTTATTATATTTGGAACAATAGGAAACAAAAACCTATTGGACAAACTTTTAAGGAATCTGCATAATGCAAATGCTACGTGAAAAAACCGATTGGGCAAAAGCGAAGCACCGAGTGACCAACATGGATTACTTGTTGCAGGAAGACGGTCGCTTGATCGCAATTCGTAAGTTTGGTGATGAACATTGGCAGAAGTTCAGCGCACCCAAGCAGTTCAGCAAAAGGTGGCGGTCTTTTACCAAACTGAAAGAACCAATCCCCACCGAGTTCATCAAACCATTCACCCCAGATCCTTGGGATAATGTTTCCTACAATTCCCTCGAGGCATACATGTAATGAAAGAGTTGTATGTTCGTATTGAAAAGTGCAGCGACAGTTCTTATTGGTACGCTGATAAAATTGGTCAAGAATTTCTAATCCGTAACATCGGAAATACAGAGATGTATGTTTCGACAATGGATTCTTATAACACTGGCAATTATGTCCAGAACAAAGACGGCACGATCATAGAAGGAACCCCGAGTGATGCCTAGAGTAAAGAAGAAAGTAATTCCGCCCCCAGTTGATGTTCCAGGACGTAAGGTTTCTTGGTACCCCCCGAATTCTCCTTCGGATAAGTTGTATGGCGAAGTTGTCCATGTTGAATTGCGACCCTTTCCTCATCCTAAATATTACCGCATCCTGAAGACTTTTATCCACGTGATGATTCCCGATGGGAGAACCTTTGTAATGTCTGGCGAAGTCGAGGATCTTAAAAAGATCGGAATGATCGCGGAGACTACAAGCGAGGATTAATGTTCTGGGTAACACTCTTAACTTCCCTGTCGATTGCTGGGGTTGCGGCATGGTATTCTATTGTCGGACTCATGGCAATCTTTGCAGGTGCAGCAGTACCTATTGCCATAATGGGTGGAGTGCTGGAAGTCGGTAAACTTGTAACTGCCTCTTGGTTGCATTCTAACTGGAAAGGGTTACAACTTTGGTTGAAAGTTTATCTAACGAGCGCAGTGGTTGTGCTTATGTTCATCACTTCGCTAGGAATCTTTGGGTATCTTTCCAAAGCACACCTTGAACACTCAGTATCAGTAGGAGGAAACAATGCGCTTCAAATCCAGAACTTGGAAAGGCGAATTGCGAATCAGCAACGTGTTATCACAGATGCAGAGAGCGTCCTTTCTCAACTTGACGAATCAGTACAGACACTTATCGATTATGATCGAATCAGGGGGAAGGATGGTGCGATCGCGGTCCGCGAGGCGCAAAGAGGAGAGAGGGAAAGTCTTAACTCGCAGATCGATAATGCGATCCAATCTATCGAAGAAATACAAGATGCACTCGCTCCGCTCAAGCAAGAACAGTTATCTATTGAGGTGGAAGTTGGACCCCTAAAATATATCGCGGAACTGATCTACGGCGATGAAGCACAAGACTACTTTGATGAGGCGGTCAGGTTTGTTATTATCCTATTGATCTTTGTATTTGATCCACTTGCAATTGCCTTGCTTCTGGTCTCAACTCGAGACTTAAACAAAAAGAAACTCTCTAAAATGTTTTACGATGACGGCAACCTCAAAGTTGATCCGAGCAGGGTTATGGACGTTGACGAAATAATACCTAAAGAACAACCAATAGTTGACGAACCATTACGAAAATCGTTCCCAGATAAACCGAGCGCAGTAGATGACGCTGCCAATGTCATGAGCAAATACGAAGAGATTGAAGACCTTCCACCCGAAGAGGAGATGGAAGATATGGAAGTGATCGACGATGGGCATGGCATTGCCTTGGAAGAAGATCCAACTGAACCTATAAGGAACAACCCTTGGTTAAGCACTAGAGGTTAATTTATATTATGAACATATTTCCTGTACAAAAATCTCCTATTGCGTCAGCAATGGAACACGTCGACAAGCACGTGGTCAAGATGAACGTAGAGTATCCCCAACTCCTTTCTACTGCTCACCGTGTCATTGACGGTGAAGAATACATAGGCAGAGGAAGACGCGGGCAGCGAGTCAAACGTTGGCGACTTGAAGGTGACGATGAAGACCTGATCTATAAGGCGTGTCACGTAAGTCATCCATCTGCTATCTGGTGTCGCGAGAACGTCGAGCAGTACATGTGGTTGTACGAACTCTGGGTTGCTCTCGGCGAAGAGTATACATACAGATATGGCAAAGTGCATACGTGCCACCAGAAGTTGGCAGAGAGACTGGCAACTCCTCCTAGAGGACTGAAGTCAGGTAAGTTTAAAATGCCATATGTTGCCATGAAGCAGTTCCCGCACTGCATTGTAAAAGATAATGATGGCGAAGTCGACGTTGTCGAGTCTTATCGAAACTTCTACAAAGAAGATAAGGCAAGTTTCGCTGTTTGGTCAAAACGACCCACTCCTGAATGGTGGGCAACTCAAGGAGCATAAGGTGTCTGAATATCGTAAGGGTAACACTCGTATGTTTAATATTCGAGTCCCTGAGTACCTTCATGGTCAATTCAAGAAAAAAGCACAAGAGATGGATGTTACTATGGCAAACTTGTTAATTGGGTATATGGAACGAGTTGTCAATGGTGAAGAAGAGGCAATAATCAAAACCAAAGATAACGTTGAATTTGACCCGTTATCAGATATTAGAAACCAATACAAACATGGCGAAGATTTCTAATGACTTTCTCTGGCAAGAAAGAAAAGATTGGTCTATTCCATGTCCCTATATTTAAAAGGTCTCTAGATTTAGACCATAAACAGATTGAGTCGTATGTAAGAAATAAATTAAAAAACATAGAATCATACACCACATACTATGACAATAAGTATAATAAAGAAGTGGTGGAAGGTATGCCGTTCAGGAAAGAATTTGAATCAGCGGCAAAACATATGGCACTGGAATGGTTGAGAATGCGAGATGCTCCTGTTGAAAAATTTGAAAACTATGACGTGTACTACTGGTTTTCTGTATACACCACAGGAGAAAGTCATTGCCTGCACCAACATCCTGGCGCAGCAGTAGCAGGAACATATTACCCATACGCTGATTCAGATTCAACCCCAATAAGGTTCAGGAACCCAGCATTGAATACCATTATGATGTCGGAACCGTATGCTCCCCCCAACTTGACGCGATATGAACACCAACCAGAAACTGGAGACATTTTAGTTTGGCCACCTTGGTTAGAACATTCAATAGCAGTTCAAAAGAAAATACCGTATTCGCGGTCTAGGATAGCAATTTCTTTTAACTTTGGAAGACCAGTCTCTAGATGAAAAACGAACTCAATATTGAAGAACGGAAACAAAAAGACGGATCAACCATCTGGAGTTTCACCGGAGACAAAACTCCGATCAGAGCAGTTCTGTGTTTGTTGACACAAGGCGATGCTTTTGCTATTAATGAAAAGGGGACCGAACTCACTGTGCAAAGTCGACAACTATGCAAGGAAGATTTATTTTGTATAATCGATATGCTCGACATATATCCATTCTACCTCACGTAAGTTATTGATTCTATTAGGATTTTTCAGGGTTGTCTTTTGACTGAGTTTAGGGCATAATAGGTGTTCTGGTTGAGGAGAACGCCTAATGATTACAGTAGTAGACAACACCCTAACCGCGATTAAAAGCGAGATCAAGAGACTCAGAGCACTAGGTTATAAAGTAACCGAAGTAGAAATAGATTTTGGACTTATAGTTTACGAGGAAGGGGGGGTATAATGCCAGTCTACGGTTCAATGCGTCACGATTTCTCTGGTCGCAAGATCAAGAAAAAGAAAGCGAAAGGTGAAACGTTCAAGAAATATACACCCCCACCTTTTACTCCGATGCAGTCCAGTCCTGCACCGTATCGCCGCGATGAAGGTGTTGTGTATAAGTCTGCTGACAGCGCAGGCAGTGGCGTGTGTGCTGCCCCAGAGAAGAAACAATACACTGGCACTTTGGTGAAAGGTATTGGCACCATGCACAAGTCAAACGCTGTGCCGATTATTGACGAACAGCAAATGAAAGATATCGCTACAATGCGGAGAAACTAGTGAAGACTAAACTGACCAATGCTTATATGGAGACAGCAGAATCTTTTGCCAATTGCTCTACGGCGAAACGGTTGAAGGTTGGCGCGATTATTGTTGATCCAAAAACTGGCGCGATCATTTCTGTTGGATACAACGGAACACTTCCAGGCGAGGACAATTGTTGCGAAGAGCACGATGCTCAGGGCAACATTATGTGGACCAAAGAAGAGGTATTGCACGCTGAAGAAAACGCAATTGCCAAACTTGCGAGATCAAACTGCTCTGCTGAAGGTGCATTGATGTTTGTGACCCATTCTCCTTGCGTTAAGTGCGCGAGGATGATCGTTGCCAGTGGAATCAAGAAGGTTTATTATGGTGAGAAGTTTACAGGGCACATTGAGAGCGGCATACCTTTATTGGAAAGAAACAAGGTTATCACGCACCACGTTGATCCTGAATGGACTCTGCGCGGAACCAGAGGGCAAAAATCAGGATAGTATTATGAACAAGACATTCAATTTAAATTTGGTAGATTTGCCAAAGATCAAACGTGTTAATGTAGAGGGCAAACGCCACTATGTGATGGAGGATGGAACGGCATCAATTCCCTACCCTTCCGTCACTACCATTCTGAGTTCTTGTAAGAAAACCAAACGAGCATTGTTTGAATGGCAGAAAAGAGTAGGAAAAGAAACTGCGCAGAAGATATCCACGCAGGCATCTACTCGAGGCACGTCAGTTCACCAACTGATCGAGGATTATTGCCTGAACAAGGAGAGGGGAGAAGGCAAAGTGATGCCCAATGCTCTCGAGATGTTCTTTCTTTTGAAGCAAGTCGCCGATAAACGGATTGACAATATTCGAGTGGTAGAAGGTCTCATGTATTCGAATCATCTGCGTGCAGCAGGCACTGTTGACATGATTGCCGAGTTCGACGGTATTCTTTCTGTGATTGACTGGAAAACTTCCGCAAAGCGAAAAACCCGTTCAAGAATATATAATTACTTTAAGCAGGAATCTGCTTATGCTGTAATGTTTGAAGAGATGACAGGGCAACCAATCACGCAGTTGGTTACGGTAGTTGTCTCTCAGGAAGGAGAGTGTCAGGTGTTCATTGAGCACCGTGATGATTGGATCGGAGAGTTCATAGATTTAAGAGACCAATATGAGTTGGAATTACAGGGTATGTCATAGACCATCAGTTGTTGGTGGTGGGTTTCAAATACATGAAGTGTATTATGAAGAGGATGGCAGCATCAAATTCTATTCGGCGAATCCTATATCTGCGCATGGCGATATTTCTGAAGAACTTTATGAAGACATGTGTAAGATGATGGATGCTTTTGACAAGGATCCAATTAATCTAGATCATCAAGATTATCTGTTCAAGCAAAGGGAAAAGGTTAAGAAGAGGGAAGGGTGAGGTTACAAGGGCACGATGCAGGTTGTCCTGATTGGTCTATCGTCCACCAGATAGATGGGGTTGTAACCGAAGAGTGTGGGGCAGAATTGCCCCACGAGATTTATTTTCTAAGTTCTCTTATGTCCTCTTCATGAGACTTAGATCTTTCTTCGAGGCGACCAAGTCGTTCTCGAATTTCTGAATTGAATTCTTTAATATGACTATGATTTTCTATTATCCTTTCTTCGTTTGCTCTGTCGGATTCTCTCAGGTTATCAACCTGAAGATCGACGTAATTTGTCATGGCAAAAAATGTTGTTCCAAAGGCACCCAAGAACCCCACAATTATGGAAACGATGGTGCTGACTGGAAGTGGTTTTGAAGAACCCCTGAGAAGATGAGATTCTATCCTGTCGATGTTATCAGTAATCTGACGAATGTTTTGCTCGGTAGATTTGATTCTACCTTCGTGTGTATAAAGTTTAGTCTCGACTTCGGATATTCTTTCGTCCGTCATAAACTTTCCTCTTCTGGTGAAACGACCGAATCCATACTTATAACTAAATCACCTCACCACTTCTATTTATATAAATAATGCATATAACCGTAAGTTATTGATCTTATTAGGGTTTTTTACAGTTGTGTTTGGACCCCATTTAGGCGATAATATATCTGTTGGATAGGAGATTGTAACTATGAAACAGGCATTTTTATTAGCATTTTTGGTAGTATTTTCAGTTGGTTCCCTCGCCGAGACGCACGTCTTTAACGGGCAACCTTATGAGACCATTGAAGAGACGGACCTGAGTATTCAGGAACCCGTTGTCGTCAACGGGACTCTCTACGTTCCCCGTTCTTATCGTATGCGAAACAAACGCGACCCCAATATGGTCGAGCGTATTTTCGATTACACCGTCAAAACAGGCACACGTGAAGTCGAGTCTACGATCACCAATGCCATTGGTCGTCAGATCTACGAGGCAGGAAACAAAATGGGCGATGTTTTGGGAACTTGGTGAGGACTGAGAAATGAGATTATTATTTTCAAACAATATGCCGAAGTACATGCGAGTGTTCGCTCACTTCGCTGCTAAAGAAATCGGTCTTGATCGTCTCCGTGGAGATGTCACCATCGTCTTGAAACCCCAACTCGAAGGTAACTGTTTCGGTCTTTGTTGGGGCGACAACCGAGAAGCAGAGGTTCATATCGCAAGCAGGCAATGGGGTATGACTATTTCTAAAGAGGATAAACTCAAGACTCTTGCGCACGAACTAGTCCACGCCAAGCAATACTTGAAAAGAGAACTCCAAGCGTCTGATGTCGACGGATACGTTTCCCGTTGGCGAGGAAGGAACTTGTCTTACGACCCAAGGAACGAAAACGAAATGCCTTGGGAAAAGCAAGCATATGCGGTAGAGCAACCAATCTTTGACAAATGGTACAAGTTGACTGGGTATAAATAGATCCATATAAAAGGATCTGTAATGCCTACGTTCAAGTCAAGAGAAGAATTAAAGATACAATTGGACAAGTGCGGTTATACTGACCTTGCTGATGGCAAGACTTCAAAGACTGCTGTGGTTCAATTGCCGAAAGGGGGAGACCGAGAAGGTGTCCTCCGTCACGTTGCAGATAAACTCAAGTCATATGGTGCAAAGTATAATCCATCGGGTGGGCAATCCTCTGTTGGTCGCACCGAGTGTGCTGGTGGTTACTACGTTGAGTGTAAGATAAAAGGTGGCGGTGGTTCAGGCGCAGGTTCTGACATTACCGAACTCGCCGAATCAGCACAGTGCGTCTATCTCGCTGCCAAGTACAAGAAGGCAGGCAAGTACGATCATAAATCCCTCGCCGAGTGCAAGGCGAACTACGACGTTTCCGATACACTGAAGCGCATCAACGACAAGATCACCGACGACTGGATTGAATCTTCCAAACTCGGCGCAGAGATGATCGCGAAGAAGTTCCCAAACTCTGGTAAGAACTATGTCGCCCACCGTGGTTCGGCGTGGGTATCTGCGCTGGAGAATCACTGGAAAGACCTCAACAACGAAGCAGGCAAACCGTTCACCAACCTGAACAAGTGGTCGCCTGCTGATATGTATATCGTTTCCAGCACTGGCAAGAACATCGACCTGACCAAAGCGAAGACCCTTGTCGACCTTAACAAGATGATGCTCAAAGCATACAAGTCCAAAGACATCGTTGGTATCTCTCTGAAAAAGATGCGCGGTACTGTCCAGTTTAAAGAACTCAATATTACAACGGTGCGTAATCAGTACGAGTTTGTCAGTGCCACCACTGGTCTGCGTGGGTTTTTCCTATCTAACGACGGATACATTATGTTCAATGGCGGTAAGGCACAGTTCCGTAAGTTCGGTTCTACTTGGCAAGGAGAACTCAAGGGCAAGAACGCGAACATGGGTAAGGTTTCGGGCGGTCCAGTCGCTGGATTCGTCAAAGAGTATTTCAAGGTTGACTTCGTCCCGCAACGTGAGTTGCTGAAGCAAGACGATGCAACCATGGATCAATTCTACGAGTGGTATACTCAATGCGAAGATACTGCTGATATGGATAAGTACGAATTCTACAAAGAAGTTAAGAAGAAGGATCAAAATTGGTTCGTCTCGAAAATATTAACCGCGCAATTAATGGCGATTGTAGCAAACGCAACGAAGAAGCAAAGGAATGAATTTGTATCTGGTATGGTAAACTATGCTGCTTCCGAGTCTCAACTTTCAGGACCATATGCAAAGGTAATGTAATGGCACAGTTCAGTAAACTATTTCAGAGACTAGTCGGTAATAACAGTCATATCTATGAAGTTGTTATGTTATCCGACAAAGATGGTAATATCATCAACTCTTTTGGATCAGCATCTAATATCCCTATTGCTGCTGGCGAAGTAGACGGTTATTCTCATATCAACAAGTTCGGTTATACTGGCACAGATCAGAACGGAACTGCCACAGTTTGGGATGCAAACAACACCACTGCGATCTATCCTTATCCTGCTGCTGGAGTTGTAACGATGACTTCTACTGCTGGTGGGGATACAGGAGCAGAAGTAGAGATTCAAGGACTTGATGGGGACTATAACCAAGTTACAGAAAATGTCAATATCGGTTCGACTGGTGCGGTGACGTTTTCTCGTATCTTTCGTGCACGTATGACTAGTGTGAGCAATGCTGGTGATGTTACAATTAATCAAGGCGGTAATCTAGCAGCAAAGATTCTTACTGGAAACGGGCAGACTCTTATGGCAGTCTACACGATCCCTGCTGGCAAGACTGGATACCTGTTGAAGTTTCAGGGAAGCATGGACAAGTCAAATGCTCCAGTAAAGTTTAAGTTGTTTGCAAGACCATTTGGAAACGGTTTCAATCTGAAGGGGCAGTGGGGCACACAAGGTGGTAACTCAGTAGACTATGATTATCCTGTGCCTCTAGTATTTGCTGAAAAGACTGATCTGAGAGTAGATGTTGTAACAGGCGGCACCTGTGGTAACGGTGCAATCTTTGATTTGATATTGGTGGACAATAACTAATGGATTCTTTTTTGACACAACAATTTCTCTCTGAGCAGAAGAACACTCACATGACTCACATAGAGGATAAAGTCCTCTATGGTGGAGTTGATGGAACTCGCCAAGCAATCAATGCTTTACGTGCTCTTCGCGACATGCTTCAAGGAAAGCATAAGGGAGATATTTCTGTGAAGTGGGACGGTGCTCCTGCGATCTTTGCTGGCATCGACCCAAGAGACGGCGAGTTCTTTGTTGCCAAGAAAGGTATTTTTAACAAGAACCCAAAGGTGTATAAGACTAAAGCAGATGTTGATGCTGATACTTCTGGTGATCTAAACGTAAAACTCAATGCGGCACTCGAAGAATTACCAGCACTTGGTATTAAAGGTGTCATTCAAGGAGACTTCCTGTTTGGTCCAGGAGATATCCAAAACAAAAACATAGGAGGTGAAAAGTATGTTACTTTCCATCCTAACACGATTGTTTATGCTATTCCTTCTGGCAGTGAAGCAGCGAAACAGATTCGCCGAGCACGCATCGGCATTGTATGGCATACCACTTACAAGGGCAGTTCGTTCGAATCGATGAAAGCATCGTACGGAGTGGATGTCAGCAAATTGAAGAAGGTTAGCAAGGTTTGGTCTCAGGATGCAATGTTACGAAACGTCTCGGCGGCAACGCTATCTACAAAACAGACTGCTCTCGTGAATGAGTATCTTTCTAATGCTGGTTCGCTTTTTCAGAAGATATCTGGTTCGGTCCTCCGACAATTAGAAACACACCCAGAACTACCGCAATTGATCGAGCAATATAACAACACTTTTGTTCGTGCTGGGAGTATCATACCAGATTCTCGTCGCCACGTAATTGGACTACAGCGTTGGTTGACGGACAAGTATCAAAAGGTTATAGATGCTCGCAAAAGCGAAAAGGGAAAGGCAGCACAGAAACAGAAGAGGGACGCACTTATGTCTTTCTTCTCAAAGAAGAACACCGCTGCTCTTATAGCGATGTTTGAATTGCAACGCAATATAGTATTAGCAAAAATAATTCTTATAAATAAACTCAACGACTTGTCGAATATAGACACGTTCGTAAAAACTAGAAAAGGGTACAAGGTAACAGGACAAGAAGGTTTTGTTGCCATAGATACCATTGGTGGTGATGCGGTGAAACTAGTTGATAGGATGGAGTTTTCCTATAACAACTTTTCGCCCGATATACTTAAAGGATGGGATAAACCTACAAGGAAATAGTTGTGGCAAAGAAACCACTATCGTTCAAAGACTTTCTGGTAGTTGATTACCTTCCAGGTACTGGGGACTACATCAGTTACCAATCCAAAAAACGTCACAAGCAGCAAGGTGCTGGTTCTAACGCAGAGTATGCTTCTTATCAACCTGAAGGTGAAAAGGTTGAAGAAGCATTGTCGCACGCACAGCGTATAAAAGCGTCTATTCGAATGAGAAAAATGAAGTCCCGTATTAAGTTGGGAAGGCAGCGTGCACTTAGAAAAACGCCAGACATGTCGGTTGTAAAGAAACGTGCTAAACGTCAAGCAAGGTTACAACTCCTGAAAAAACTCACTAGGGGTGTTAGCAAAGACGACCTATCTTTTCAGAAAAGAACTGAGTTAGAAAAGCGACTAGATAAAATGAAACCTCGAATAGACAGACTCGCTCGAAAACTGATTCCTGTTGTTCGTAAAAAAGATAGAGAAAGAAAGGCGAGTAAGGCAAATAAAGAATGATTAATTCTTTCAAAAATTATCTAGTCGAAGAAGACAAGGTTGCGTATTTCACGTTTGGGAGAATGAACCCCCCAACCGTTGGTCATGAAAAACTTTTAGACAATCTTTCCAAGAAGTCGGGCAAGAACCCATACTATGTGTTTTTGTCTCAATCTCAAGATGCTAAAAAGAATCCTCTAAACTATACAGCAAAAGTAAAGCATGTGAGGAAAATGTTTCCGCGTCATGCTCGCAGCGTGTTGATAAACAAGAAGGTGCGAACTGCCTTTGATGCTGCTTCGTATCTGTTTGAACAGGGATTCAAAAGCATTGTAATGGTTGTTGGATCAGACCGAGTTAGAGAATTTGAAACTCTTCTCAACAAGTACAACGGTAAAAAGGGCAATCACGGATTCTACAACTTCAAGTCTATCTCCGTTGCTTCTGCTGGCGAGCGCGACCCAGATGCCGAAGGCGTTGAGGGTATGTCTGCTTCTAAACTTAGAGGGTATGCCGCAAGTAACGACTTTGCCAATTTTTCTCAGGGTCTTGGTTCATCTTTGAATAATAAAGATTCTAAGAAGTTGTTCCTTGACGTTCGCTCTGGCATGGGTATAAAAGAAGAATCAGAGTTTAAACGTCATGTAGAACTTGAAACGGTTTCTGAAACTCGCGAGAAGTTTGTCAAAGGTGAACTGTTTGATCTAGGAGACACCGTTGTTGTAAAAGAATCTGAAGAGGTTGGTGTAATAACTCACTTGGGTAGTAACTATGTTGTTGTCCAACTCGGCGAAAATAAAAGCGTTCGTAAATGGTTAGATGCTGTCGAAAAACTTGACGAAGCATGCTGGCAAGGTTATACCCAAAAGGGTATGAAACCTAAAGGTGGTAAAATGGTCCCTAACTGTGTGCCAGAAGAGGACAACACTAAGGTTAGGCAAGACTCTGACATCAAAGACCGTAAGGGTTCCCAACCTGCAAAGTATCACAAGGGTCTCTCTAAGGCGATGAAAAACCGTCGCGACGCGCACTTTCAGAAAAACGCGAAGAAAAGCGATAGCAATCCAAGCGCATACAAACCTGCTCCTGGAGACGCAAAAGCAAAGACCAGACCTTCAAAATATACGAAGGCATTTAAGAAGATGTATGGTGAAGAAACTGCTGCTTTCGATGCTGCTAAAGAAAAGATCAAAAAGGAAAAGCAAACGGATAAATTGAAACACGACCGTATGCTAGACCGAGCAAGACTCAAAGATACAAGAGCAAAGAATAAGGCGACCAATGTTAAAGTTTAAAAACTACTTAGAAGAGGACGCTGGATCTTCTCTGGCAAAAAAAGCAGATAAGTCAGGTATTTCTGTCGGAACTTTGCGTAAGGTTTACAATCGTGGCGTTGCTGCATGGAAGGGAGGTCATCGTCCTGGAACTACACCACAGCAGTGGGGTCATGCTCGCGTCAATGCGTTTATTGTCAAGAAAAAGAAAGGTGGTCTAAACCACGATAAGGATCTCGCGTGAGTAAGTATTCTCCGCAAAAACATGAGTGGGGAACAGATGCTTCTACCAAGCACGCAAAAGAATTGACTCCTGGAGAGGGGAAAAAGAAAATGAAAAGGTTTAAGCAGTTTTCTGAGGCAGAGTATCAGGGCAGGGAAGTAACCCTGAACAAACCAATGGCGGGAGACGTGAAGAAGTCTAAGGTCTATGTAAAAGATCCACAAACTGGTAATGTGAAGAAAGTAAACTTCGGTGACAAGAATATGAAGATAAAAAAGAGTATTCCTGCTCGACGTAAGTCTTTCCGTGCGCGTCACAATTGCGACAATCCTGGACCAAAGACCAAAGCAAGATATTGGTCATGTAAGGCGTGGTGAGAACTTGGTACGCAAAATGAAAAGAGACAAATCAAACCCTGTGGCAAAAAACCTAAATAAATATAACAAACCTGCTACGCATACAGATAGGAAAAAGGCAATGAAAAAGGGAGAGGTCAAGCATAAGAAGAGCATCTTGAAGGATGACGAGCAGCAGACCGATACTAGCAATCGTACGAATGCAGCTGCAAAGAAACCTCAAAACTATGTCGACCCAGAAACAGGCAAGACTAAAGTTCGCATGGTTCCCGTTCACAAAGATGTGCAAAACGAAAAGTTAGATCCTTCTCAGGGTATTAAGAAATACATCGACGATTTTCAAAAGTCTGATGCCCCTCAGTTTCAAGGCAAGTCTGCTGAGAAACGTAAAGAGATGGCAATCGCTGCTTATCTTGATGCCAAGCGTGGCACTAAAAAAGAGTCTGTTTCTGAAGGTGCTGTTGCAACTGGTACGGTGCGTAAAGAAATTGAAAAAGCAGGCGGAAAAAAGATTAGTCAAGACAACAACCATATTACCTATCATATGGACGGCAAGAAGCATAAGGTCCCTCATTACAAGAATTTTGTTTCTAGCAAAGATTATGAGGCACATCGTGCTAAACTTGGTGAAGCATACAACCCCCGCGCTGCTTCTGCCCTAAGTCATGCGGCAAATAAGATGTATGGTCGCGGTCACCCTGAGCAAGACAAACCTTCGGTTGGTGTTGCCAAGAAGTCCAACAAACCATCTTCAAAAGCAGATATCTTTAGAGCACTTGATAAGAAGTATGGCAGTCCTAAGAAGAAGACTGGGATATATGCTAAAGAAGCAGTAGATCCTGCTGATACTGGCGGGGCAGAAGAAACAAATATGGCAGTAAAACAGATTGCTGCTATGCGTCACTTCCTTGACGGAATTGAGTCTCGTGTCAAGAAAGAAGGCGATATGGAGGAGTGGTTTCAGAACAAACTCACCAAAGCAAACGACTATCTCAAGACGCTATACTCATATGGTAAGGGTGATGTTGCTGAATCTGTCGAAGAATCTATGGATCCACGCGACTTCACTGACAAACCTGGCCACGTTGTTGTTGTAACCAAACCAAGTGGACACAAAGCAATCAAGCAGTACCACGCAACCTCTGTGGGTGCGAAGAAGTATGCTGATCGCATCAACAAGACCAACAAGGTTGGTCACAAAGCAACCGTACACAAGACTGACGGACGTAAGATTCATGAAGCATCGCAGAAACTCATCAAGAAGATGCAAGACCTTGTTGGTGGTCCAGACAAGATGCCTCGTGGCGCAGAGTTCCGTGCACTGAAGAAACGCGCACAAGACGAACTCAAGAAAGACTCTGCAAAGAAGAAGGCAGCACCCAAACCAGTGGTTACTACCAAGACTGCAAAGGGTAAGACCCACACTGGTCGTGCTGATCCAGCAGATCAAAATATCTTCATGCAAATGCGCAAGGCACAGGATGCAGCGAAGGCATCTGGCAGAAAGATGCATAATATCAAAGTTGGACCAAAGTCTACTGTCAGTGTTCCTACGTCGCTGGTCAACAAGGCACTTGCAAAGCACGACTCTTTGCAGAAACCTGAAGACAAGCGCAAACTGAAGGTCCAACTGATTAGAGCGTTGCGGGCGAAGGCGAAATAAATGCCCTACATACTTCTAATGTTGATATTGATGTTTGGTTCCGTCGCAGGTGGTGGGTATTTCTATTACAAAGATACTCAAGCAACTATCCGCCAATTAGAAGCGAATAATGCTCAGTTGAAAATTGTAGCAGAGGACAATCAAAGAACTATTGAGACTTTGCAAGAAAATGTTGAGCGCAGTAATGAGTTGTCTAATGAGTTAAACTCAAAATTACAAGAGTCAGAAACCAGAAGGAATCAGTTGATCAGCACTTTTCGAAGGCACGATTTAACTGTTCTGACTTTGAAAAAACCTGGACTTATTGAAAAGAGAGTAAATAGTGGCACCCAAAAAGCATTTGACGCATTTGAGTCTATTACTGGCAATCCTCCTGATGACGGGTTGCGGGTGGATGAAACCGAAGGAAGTGATAGTAACTAGGACTGTTGTACAACAACCTACTATTCCCATCAAGCAACCACCACGTCCTGTCGAACTTCATGAAGTTCGATGGTATGCTGTCACTCGAGACAATTTAGAAGAGTTTCTCGAAGAATTTAGTAAAGTGAACGGCAACGTTGTGTTCTTTGCTGTTTCTGTTCCGCACTACGAAAATATGTCTCTCAATCTAGACGAGATTCGTCGATACGTGGAGCAACAGCAATCTTTGCTTCTTTATTATGAAACCGAGATATCCGAGAAGGCGTCTGGTATAAATAAGGAAACAAAAGAAACTCCCAAGGGGAACGAATAATGGACAAGAAAGTAATTGAGAACATCTGGAGAGCATTCCAAGAGGTTCAAGAAAAGAAGAAACTCTCTCCTGCTCAAAAGAAGCACATGGACAAAGACAAGGACGGAGACATCGATGCCTCTGACCTTGCTGCCCTCCGGAAAGAAGAGAACGAAGAAGTCGAAGAATCTTCTTGTGGAAAGATGCGTAAGGAAGAAAGGGTAGAGTGCCCTAAGTGTAAGGGTAAGGGTTGTGACCATTGCGATGATACTGGTTATCACGTTAAAGAAGAAGCACCTGCTGACCCAATCAAAAAGGCACCTGCTCGTAAGGGTGACAAGTCAAATGCACAACCATCAGAATTGAAGAAAGAAGAAGCAGATTGGTTAGCAAACCTTGCTGATAAGTTGAATCAACTTGAAGCAGTTATGGAAAAGAAAGACAAGCACACCAAGGGTGCTACCGAACCAGAAGGCATCATGGATAAAGAATCCCCAAAGTCGAAAGAGTTTGCGGATGCCCATAAAAAGTCTGACAAGGAATTTGAAGACAAAGAAGAAAAGGGTCATGATGATGTGGCCAAAGCAGGACGTGCCGTTAAGTCTCAATCGCCAGCACGTCGTGGTGATAACCTGAAAGGCGGAGACAACAAACCAGTAAAATGAGGATGAATTCATAATGGAACTTGTTATTGTATGGGGTCTAATTGCGGCATTTGCTGTTGGGGTTTGGTATTTTTCTCGGAAACCTACTAAACTCGAGACAAATACTCCAGAACCTGTAGAGGTAAAAGAAGAGAAAGTTGCTGTCACCAAAGCACAACTGAGCAAAATGACCAAGAAAGATCTCGAGGCATATGGGCGTGAGATCGGAATTGAGTTAGACCTTCGCAAAAAGAAAGACGAACTGATTTCTGCGATTGAAAGTCATCAAAAGAAGTAATTACTTTAAGAATAGATAACTCTGAATTATAGGGAATCTATTCAGTGATTACAGAATTAAATGACCAGAACTTCCTCATCTATGCAGCGAAAAACTATTACAGTCCTCGCTGCATAGACGCGGAAGAATTTTACGACGAGTTGAATCGTTTTAAGTACATAAACAGATTGATCAACAGGTACAACCGTGGAGGAGATCTTTGTGAGAGGTTACTCCTGAACCACATTACCATTATCCTTAATGTTTTTGGTAATGAACCTGGAATACTAATGCTTATGTACAAAGTTGGCGCGAACAACTTAAAAATATTAAAACCGTTTTTAATATTCTTATGCGCCATTAAAGAAGAAGATTTCGAGGGAGTCGAAGTTGACCCTTTCGTGGTTAAAAAGTTGGAAGCAATTTAATGGGCATTTTAAGCAGAACAGGCGATCTAGTATACACCCTTCGCTTTCTGCGTTTGCTTACTACGCAGTTCGAAGATACCACTGCCTTCAAACTTGGTCTTATCGATAAAGAAGGTAAGAAACTAAAGTCCCCCCAAACCACAGATGAAAAGTCTGCCTATAATACTTTTCATCGTCTTGCGTTTAATCTTAAAAAACTCTTAGCGAAGGTTCCAGGTGGCAGTTCTCGTCTCGCCTCCTATGCTGCTGCTCTCTTGTTAATAAAGGAGCACCTGAACCTTGGGGATAGTTCTGTACAAAAGATTGTAGAGCGTTGTGGAGTAGACCCTCTGCATTCTCTGGACGAAAGCAAAGAGTGGTTCTGTACCAAAGATGGTATGCTTACTCCTGGAATTTACAAACTGGCAAATCCTAAGATGGTAAACTCTACCTGTGAAGAAATTTGCAGAGCAGGCGACAAGGTAAGGGTTGAACAAGATGCCTTTCCTATTGACAACCTTTTGGGTTTAGATTTATTTGAAGCAATTCATGTTCCTACTAATCAGAAAATCTACGTCGCTGTCGGAGAACTGAGACGATGAAAAAGTTTAAAGAATACCTAACCAACGAAGAGACGACTACTGCTGCTGACGCTGGTATTCCTCACGATACAGCAAACATGGGTCCCAAGAGAAAAAGGAAGTACCCTATAACAAGACGCTTTATTGAGGTCATGGGAAAAATAAAGAAACAAATGAAATAGTTTTCAATTTCGTCCTGCCCTATATAAAAGCACCCCTGAAATATATTTGAATAAGGACGTGAATTACCGTGGCAAAGCAGCAATATCTTGGTATAGAAATCGATCTCTCTCGTGATGAACTCTTCGACAAATTAGGAATCCAAAGACTTAAAGAATCATATATGCGAGACGACGAAGAGTCGCCTCAACATCGATTCGCTTTTGTCTCTCAAAAATTCTCTTCAAACCCTGAGCACGCTCAACGTCTCTACGAATACTCTTCTAAACACTGGTTATCCTACTCTACCCCTATCCTCGCGTATGGGCGCACGGGAAAGGGTATGCCAATCTCTTGCTTCCTCAACTTCATCGAGGATACAGCTGAAGGATTGGTGAGCAACCTATCCGAGACTAACTGGTTGTCTATGATGGGTGGTGGTGTAGGGATCGGTTTTGGTATTCGTTCTTCTGACGATAAGTCCACTGGTGTAATCCCGCACCTTAAAACCTATGACGCTTCTTCCCTTGCTTATCGTCAGGGTAAGACTCGGCGTGGTTCATATGCAGCATACCTCGATATCTCTCACCCAGACGTGATTGAGTTTCTTGAAATGCGCAAACCAACAGGCGACCAGAATCGCCGTTGTTTAAACTTGCATCATGGTATCAATATCAGCGATCGGTTCATGGAGTTGATTGAACGTTGTATGCAAGACGCCGACGCAGATGATGGTTGGAATCTAATTGATCCGCACTCAGGCGAAATCCGCGATACTATTTCAGCAAAGTCTCTGTGGCAGAAGATTCTGGAACTACGCATGGAGACAGGCGAACCATACCTGCACTTCATCGATACCAGCAATCGTATGATGCCTGCTTTTCAAAAAGAACTGGGATTAAAGATTCATCAGTCTAATCTTTGTTCAGAAATTATCCTGCCAACTAATGAAGAACGAACTGCTGTTTGTTGTCTTTCTTCAGTAAACCTCGAGCACTATGATGCTTGGAGCAAGAACGAATTGTTTTTGAAAGACATGGCAGAGATGTTGGACAACGTGTTGCAATTTTTTATTGACAACGCGCCAGATACAGTTGCTCGTGCTAAGTTCTCCGCAATGCGAGAGCGTTCGATCGGTATCGGTGCCCTTGGGTTTCATGCTTATCTACAAAAGAAAAACCTACCATGGGATTGTGCCATGGCAAAGGTTACTAACAACAGGATATTTTCTCTCATCCGGAGGAAACTCGATGAAGCAAACCTCGAGATCGGTAAAGAACGAGGAGAAGCACCAGACGCAGAAGGAACTGGAAAGAGATTTTCTCATGTTATGGCTGTTGCGCCTAATGCTAGTTCCTCTATCATTATGGGCAATACTTCTCCTTCTATAGAACCTTGGCGAGCAAACGCATACCGTCAGGATACATTGTCTGGTTCACATTTAAATAAAAACCGATATTTGGATCAACTCATAAAAGCAAAAATTCAGTCGGGCGAAACAAAGCAAGACTATGATGAAATTTGGTCAAGCATTATTGCTAACGATGGTTCTGCTCAGCATCTTCGGTTTCTGACCCAAGAAGAAAAAGACGTATTCAAGACCTCTATGGAAATTGATCAACGTTGGGTTATTGAGCACGCTGCTGATCGGCAACAGTTTATCGATCAAGCGCAGTCTTTGAATCTGTTCTTTAGACCAGACGCGAATATCGTTTACTTGCATGCTGTCCATTTCTTGGCGTGGAAGAAAGGGTTGAAGACTTTGTACTATTGTCGCTCTGAAAAACTTGGAAAGGCAGATCGCGTTTCTAAGAAGATCGAAAGAGAAGCAATCAAAGAAATTGATATGGTTGCTATCGTTAATAATGAAGAGTGTATCGCTTGCGAGGGATAATTGGTGAGTGGTTATATTAAGGAAAGAATTCTTTCCGGTGATGAAATAAAAGAAGCACTAGAAGTATACGAAAGTCTCTCTCCTGTTTTTTGGCATCAAAACTACAACTTGTTTGATGTTGAAAGAAGAGATGTTCCAACCCCACTACAATACGGTTTCTATAATACTTTGAAAAAGTATTCAAAGATGCCAGGAGATAAGGGGGCATATTTTTTAAAATATGAAAAAGATTCTTTTACAAGAATGCACGAAGACAACAACTCGGATTTGACAATTGTTACTTTACTAAAAACAAAGGAGTTGGTTGGTGGAGAATCTTTAGTTAGAGCAGAGTATAAATTAAAGAGCAGACCAATGGGAAATCAGGTGGCGCGGCATTCTCGCGAACAAGACGCTCCCCCCTACGGTCAGCAAATTATAATGGATGTGGTGAAAGTTGATGATGGTGAAAGTTTAGTTTATGGTCCAAACTTGACTCATGGAGTGAGCAAAGTTTATGATGGTCATAGAATCGTACTAGTAACTTGGTTCAACAAAACAGAAAACAAAGGATAATGCATGCAACTATCAATTACGGACAACAGGGACCACTTCAAACCTTTCAACTATCCATGGGCATATGATGCTTGGTTGAAACACGAGCAGTCTCATTGGTTACACACGGAAGTTCCAATGGCAGAAGATGTAAAGGATTGGCAAAGAAAACTCACTATTGAAGAGCGAGCATTTTTGACCAATATTTTTCGATTTTTTACTCAGGGTGATATCGATGTTGCGGGTGGATATGTTTCGAACTATCTTCCTTATTTCCCACAACCAGAAGTTCGTATGATGCTTATGGGATTCGCCGCGAGAGAAGCACTCCACGTTGCTGCTTATTCGCATTTGATAGAGACCTTGGGTATGCCTGAGTCTACATACAACGAGTTCCTCGAGTACGAGGCAATGCGAGAGAAGCACGAGTATTTTCTAAACCTTTCCGCAAATAACGGCACCAAAGAATCTGTTGCTGCTAATATCGCCGCGTTCTCTGCCTTCACCGAAGGTATGCAACTGTTCAGTTCTTTCATCATGCTACTCAACTTTCCGCGTCATGGTAAGATGAAGGGCATGGGACAGATTGTAACTTGGTCTATCGTCGACGAGACTATGCACGCCGAGTCTATGATCAAACTATTCCGAACCTACATAGAAGAGAATATCGAGATTTGGAACGATCAGTTGAAATCAACGATCTACTCTATTGCAGAAAAGATGGTAGAACTCGAGGACAAGTTTATCGATCTGGCGTTTGCCATGGGTCCAATGGAAGGACTTACTCAAGAAGAAGTTAAGGCATATATTCGGTACATCGCAGATCGTCGCCTTATCTCTTTGGGCATGAAGGGTATCTTTAAAGTGAAGAAGAACCCTTTACTTTGGGTCGAAGAAATGATTAACGCGCCAACACACACAAACTTTTTTGAGAACCGTGCTACAGATTATGCTCGCGGGGCATTAACTGGAGACTGGAAAGAGGTTTGGGGAGCGGCATAATTTGGAACCTAAATATTATGATAAACCAAACGCACAATGGGGGACTTCTTACCAGACTATGCCCAAAAAATGGTTTGATGCTCTTCCCGATACTGACTATATCATGTCAGAAGCTCCTGGTAAATGGCACTCAGAAATGAAAAGTCGAGTAGACTCCAGTACAGTCTATAGGCATTATGGTTGGTGCGATAAAGATAAAAAGACGTTCCCAAAAGTTTTTAAGGAGATGATGGAGTACCATAAATGTATAAACATTTCTATGTTTATTGGACTTCACGAAGGGGCAAACTCTAGTCTTGGTTGGCACGTTGACAATTATGAGGTTTGGGCATTTAACATACTTGGTGTCACAAAATGGACTTGGTTTGAGATTTCGGGGGCAGAAGGGCACCGAGGGGAAATAAGAGAACAAATAGTAGAACCTGGGCATATATTTTTTATGCCAAAAGGAGTTTCTCACAAGGTCGATGTTCTTTCTGACGAAAGAACATCAATAAGTATTATCGCATAAAGGGGAAAGGTATGTGGAACAAACCAGAAGCAATCGTTATCCGTGCTGGGTTCGAAGTGACCATGTATTTTAGTGTACGGTAAGATATGAAGCAGTCTATAAAAAAATGGTTACATGACGAGTGGGAGTTGACTATATTTTTCCCAGGAGAAACAGTAGAACAACCAGACGGAACCAAAGTATCCAAGGGAAACCCACAAACCTTTAAGGTTAAAAAAATTAAAAAAATATCCGAAACCCACTTTGTGTTTATTGACACAGAAGGTTGTAAAAATACATTCAAACTTTTACAACCTGTGGGTTATCATCTTAAAAAGGTGCTGTAATGTTCGAATATAATTGCAAAGTAATAAAGGTTGTCGACGGAGACACGGTTGATGTTGATATCGATCTCGGGTTTGGCGTTTGGTTAAAGAAACAAAGGGTTAGACTCTATGGCATCGATACTCCAGAGTCTAGAACGAGAAACCTCGAAGAGAAAAAGTGTGGGTTGCTCGCAAAAGATTATCTGGTAAACTCTTTGGGTGAAGAAGCGGTTCTTCGAACTAGGAAAGACGGAAAGGGAAAGTATGGTCGAATCTTGGGAGAGTTTATCGTGTACGATGCTTCAAAAGACGCATATCGCCCCGTGAACGAAATTATGATTGAAAACAAACTCGGGGTTAGGTATTTCGGGCAATCAAAAGACGACATTGCTCAAGAGCATATAACTAATAGAGAATATCTGTACGAAACAGGAAAGATAGCGAGAGATTAATAATGGAAGAGTATGTGTTTGACGTTATTTGCGACGTCTGCGAATCTCACTGTGAAATAATTTTAGATGAAAATTGTGATGCTGAACCAGCGTATTGTCCTATGTGCGCGTCTCCAGTAGAAGCATGACTTGGCACTACGAAGGAAAAGTTTTTGACCCAGAATACGAATCGCTCCAAGAATGGACAGGGTTTGTGTACGTCATAACTGAAATAGAAACAGGTATGAAGTATGTCGGCAAAAAATTTTTTCACAAAAAGAAAACACTGCCAGTGACTAAAAGTCGAAAGCGTAGGAAACATATGCGAGTAGAATCAGACTGGAAAGGTTATTTCGGTAGTTCTGAAGCGGTAAAACTTTTATTAGAACAGAAAGGTGCCGATGCTTTCAAACGAGAAATAATCAGGTTGTGTAAAACCAAAGGTGACTGCTCGTACTACGAAGCAAAAGAGCAGTTCGATAGAGAAGTCCTTTTAAATGACGAATACTACAATGGAATTATAAATTGTCGTATCTCTAGAAAACACCTAAGTAGTAATGTTGATAATCCTATATAATATTGTAGCGAGGAGATTATGATAACTGAACTTCAACAAGGTAAGAAGTCCAGGTTGGAATTGTACGAAATCGTTGAACTCATCGAAAAGTCTGATGAAAGTAAGAGAGTAGAATTGATTCGCGAATACTCAAAAATGTATTCTTCTTTTTCCGATTATCTTAGATGCCTCTTTGATGATCGAATCCAACTTCTTCTGCCAGAAGGACGTCCGCCATTCACCCCTGCTGAAGAGGACAAATTTCCTTCTAGTTGGCACAAGCAAAACACCAAACTCCAATACTTTGTAAAAGGTCTCAAAGCGGATCATATGCACCCGCTAAAAAGGGAGACTATGTTTATTGGAGTGCTAGAATCTGTACACCCTGCTGACGCGGAACTGCTTTGCGACATGTTGTCCAAGACGCCGCCAAAAGGGTTGTCAGTTGAAACAGTGAAGGAGGCAGTTCCCAACTTGATTATGACTTCCTAAATTTTAACCAAGGAGTCGCCTATGGTATCGACAAATCAGTTAGAAAGGTTACGCAAGGATAGCGCAGAGTTAGGGCATTACGTCCACAAACTTAATAGAAAAGGAAAAAACGAACTAGCACATAAGGTTGAAAAAAAGAGACAGTTTCTAGACGACTACATTCTAGAAATTCAGAACTCCCTCGCGGTTAACCAATAAGGAAGGTGATCAGTATCTCGTGCCCTATTTTCGAATAGGGCATCGTTTTGCTTTACTTTTGAAAAGAAATAAGTATAATAGAATCTGTCGCTGCCCCCAGTGATATACTACTTTTATGGAGAACCATTAATGCCTTTTTACGACGTAAGAGACACTTCTACTGGAGAAGAGAAAGAAGTCATGTGTA